ACACGCTCGGATGCCAGTCGGTTTGTGGAAACCGTGGACATGGATGCCACGAGTAATACGTTCTCGACGACGTTTACAGCCATTGAGTCCATTATAAAGTCAGATGTCTGCACCTACGACATCAGCATAAAGCAGTCGGACGACACCGTGGTTGCCGTAATCCCCAACAACGAGAAGGAATCCAGCTATCTTATCGTGGATGTTAGTGAGTATCCGTGGGAATCTGATGCTGCACAGGACGACACGCATACGTTGGAGGTTTTATACAAGAAAAAACTACCCTACCTGAGTAAGGATAGTGATGAGTTTCCCGCAGATGGCTACGATAATATACTTGTGAACAAGGTCATGCAGCTTTTCATGGAGGAGCAGGGCAAGATCGAGGAAGCCATGCTGTACGACAAGAAGGCCTCGCGGAGTATGGGAAGGCGTAACGCAGACCTTGAGCGTGGTCAGTTGCAGAAAGTCAAGTTCGACAAGCATCCGCACGACAAGCTTAACGTGACGTTGCTTGGCAGGTATAGGGCATCGGGTCTTTTCTAATGGATTTTATACAACAGTCTTTCGGTGGTGGCATGAATCTAGGTGTCGATGACACTAGGTTGGGTACTAACGAATATGGACTGGCCTACAACGTAAGAAACCGGCACGATGCGTTGGAGTGTGTTAAGAAGGCGAAGGCGTTTGATACGACCAATGCACTTGGTGGTTATAGTGCGACAGACCCCAGAGTTCAGGGGATTATCTTTGTAGACCCATACTTCTTTGTTTTCATGGACGGCGTTTGCCTGAAAAAATCCAAGGACAGTGATACATTTACAACTGTCTGGACTACCACAAGCAGCCACACGAAACCTGCAACGTACTCTAATGGTGTTACAACAGGGACAGGTACGATACGGCTGGCTGAAGCCTCCGAGTTTATATTCACCGCAGTCGTTCCGCCCTCGTACGATAACTTTGCAGGTAAAGCTGTCTCGGCAGATAACGCCAGTGCAGGTGGTCAGACGGACTACACCAAGCGGATACCCCCAACAGTTGCGGGGATAGTCGTACAGGATGGCACGAACCAGCCCAATTTGATTGAGATAGCTGCAGACGCCACGGTTACAGCCCGACAGTTGATGGGCTACGACCAGTGGAGGCCGAATTTCGTTAGGATAAACAACGGTGCTGGTTATGACACAGGTTCAACCACATATACTGTGGATGCCATCCCTGTAGCTATTAACTCAGGTGCGGTTATTAAGTTTACTGGCGGGGGTGTGCTTACTGTGAACGACTCCAATTCTATAGGAGATACTGGTCTGGGCGGGGTTTTGTCTGGCGCACGTGTCGAGGACGATGAGCTAGGGATAGTTGGTTTCCGCGAGTACGTGCCGATAGGCAAGCAGATGGCTTTTCATGGTGGTAAGCTATATGTGGCCTCTGCAGATGGGACGAAACTGTACCACAGTGTTACCGGACGTCCTCTGGACTTCATGGTTCCTGTGAATGAAGACGGTGCTAAGATACATGATAAGGAAGCCATTGGCGGTGTCGAGGCCGTAGCCTATACCATAAGCAACGATCCTATAACCTGTCTCAAGTCATTGAACACAGAGGAGCTTTTTGTGGGTGCGGCAAACTCAAGCTATGCAGTCAAGCCTGACACTGTAAATACGATTTTTGGCGAGCCAACCTTCACCAAGAAGTTCCTGTTTAATACGGGGCCGGTGAATCAGAACTCGGTTATAGACCTGCTGGGTGACACGGCCTTTATCGACAAGCATGGAATACGTTCTTTCAATGCGGTGCAGCAGGCAGAGACCATCGCAAGGGATGATATCTTTTCCCGTCCGATTTCTGACATATTTAAGGGCGTAGCACAGGATGGCACTTTCCAGTGTGCGACAGTCCATGATGGTTATGCACTCTTCCACGTGTTGACGAACCTGCCTGAACAGTATCTTACCGTGGTCTACGATATGGCCACCAAGAAATTCGTGAGCCTTGACCGTCAGGAGGTAAGTGGAACAGGGGCTACGTGGCAGGATGGTGCGTCAGCAGCGGTGGATGTCTTTGATGCGAACACGTTCTGTACACCGATAAGGGCTATGGCCGTGGGTGTTACAACGGCAGGTGGTAAAGACTTGTTTGCAGTTACGGATGATCCCAGCAGCAAATCTTTCTGGGTCAAGCATCTGTATGGTAGCACCGAGTTTGCTATGGGGCGTGTGGATACCAAGGCGTACTGTACACAGGAACCCAAGGTGGAGTTAAAGCCGATGAGCGTCAACATAATGTTCAACAAACCGTTTGAGGCTTACCACACGTTTAAGATCAACAACGCAGACGGTTATCCGCCGGGGGTTTATCCCTCAACGACGACCTCCGAACTCCACAGTGGTTCGTCAACGGGTCTCTACATTACTGTGGATGAATTTCAGGAGGGCGACACAGCGGTTACGGCAGAAAACCTGCCTGTGCATAACACCACGATGTTTTTTGACAGCGGGGCTACACTTATTTACAAGGAGTTTGCTGCCTCTGGTCAGGAGGGTCGTTCGCTGTCGAACAGTGCGACCAAGGTGGCTGGTATTATATCCAACGCAGGGGTATCTGATAACGACGAGGGGCGTAACGCAGGTTTTGTAGCTGTCTCACAGTTTGTGGACGATGTACGGACAGAGGGTACACATGGGGGTTTGAAGACCAGAGGCTTGCCTTTGATACAGTCAGGCGTTAGGTTTCCCGTGGTCTTTCCGGCTGAATTTGACGTAAACACCCACGCAAACCTGTCGTTCAACTGGCAGGTCAGTTGTCAAGGATGGAAGGTAAAGTACAGAGTTTATTTACAGGGGTCGCCCAAACTCTCTCAGCTAAGGCTGGAGGCAAAGGATGTGACGCTGAAGTCGTCACTTATTAACCAAGCATACTCAGTGTGATATGTCAATAGCAATAGGTAGTTCAGTAACCAAATCGGATAAGGTGACGTTGTTCACCAGTAAGGATGACTTTGACACGTGGTTGGCCGGTCTTCACGTGCCGGATGCCACAACCTCGGCTAGGGGTGTGGTGCTACAGGCGTCTGATCCCGGCGATGTTTCGGGTAGTTCAATCGCAAATAACCAAACAAAAATTAACGCGCTTCTGGCTGTTCTCAGAACTTCAGGAGTAATCGTATCGTAAGGAGATAAAGGTATGGCAAACGGCGACGGATTTTTTGGCACAGATTATGGTTGGGGTAACTTAGCCGGTGATATCATGCCTCAGTTGCTTAACTGGGGTATTGGTAAGGCAACAGAGCAGTCACCCAAGGATGTAGGGAAGGATTACGGACAGATGCAGGCGGCTTCGTACCCTGCAATCATGGGCGCAATTCGTTCCCAGCTAAGGCCTACAGCCGAGGCAGAGCTTGCTGTACAACGTGAGTTTGACCCTCAACAGCGACGACTGGCCTACGAGGGACTTGTTGGTAGCGAGGCAGCCAAGAAACTACCAGCCGGTTATGTGCCGGGAGTTCGTGAGTATGCACAACTTGGTGCTGATGTTGATAATATAACCCGTAGAGGTGGTGCTGGTACAGACTTGGATATCATGCGTATGCAGGGGCCGTATATGGCCGAGGCTACGATGGATCAGTTGGCACAGACTGACCAACCGTGGTTGCGAACCAGAGAGACGGGGGCGCAGAAAGTACAAGACCTTCTTGGTAGTATAAACATGGGTGGTCTTTCTGGTGGTGAACGCGCCGAGATAGAGCGTATGAACGCACGGCGGAATTTGCAGAGAGGCTCAGCAGGTGGAGGGGGAAACCTCACGGCTATAGAGAATGCCATGCAGTTTGGTTCTGCCTTAGACCGCAAGAGGGCTGCGTTGGGTAACGCCCTTCAGACAGCGACAAACTTTATGGCTGGTTCTAGGTCAGGTTTCGATCCTGTACAGGCTACACTTGGTAGAGGTAGCGGAACTAACCAGATAGCCGCAGGGTTCCAAGGCGTACAGCCAGTACAGAATTATTCCAATCAGATGCCGGGTATACCCCAAGGTCTAGCCAGCAACATGCAGCCAACCGATATTTTCAGTACCGCGCAAAGGGGTGCAGAGTTTAAAACCAAATGGCTTAACCCTTAAAGGTTGAGCAAAACTTATAAATATTATGCCAACTCTAGGTGAGATGTTAGGTCAAGCGTTCGCTCCAAGTGATTACGACATGGGCAGGCCTCTTGACGAGGAGGAGCGCAGGTTAATTGAGGAGCTACGCGCTCAGGGTGCGTATGTTCCGCAAGAGCGTAAAGCGTCTCCGTTTGGTTACGGTGCTGGGACACAACGTAAGCAGAATTTAGCCAACATTCGAGGTGCGATACAACCTGAGCAGGCTCGTAAGATGCAAGAGATTGCGTTTCAGCGTAGTCGGGGCGCAAGAGATGCTTTCGCGATGGAGCAACAGCAGCGAAGGCAACAGGTTGATGACGCGATACGTAAACGTGCCATAGCAGATCAAGGTCGTAGACGAGTGTTGGAGGGTATGCCTACGACGTCACGTGAGGATAGGTTTCGTAAATCAACACCTTTCGGTGAGCAACCCATGATCTCAAGGGAAGATTACGTAGCAGACGCACCGCCACAAATAACTCCACAGCAACAGGACGAATTGGCCGTGTTGCAGAGAGAAACTCTGCCGACGAGCATACAAGAGCAGCAACTTAGGACGCAGGAGATAGCGAACGATGTCGGGTTACTGAAACTTGAAGACCAGCAGGCAGCATCAGACCTTTCACAGCAGGTGAGGGCAGCACTGCCGTCGGATTACGCACAAACCCTAGCTAACAAACAGGTCGTAAGCACTGAGCTTGCCCTCTTGCTGGATAAGCACCGGCTTGATATGGCAACAAAGTATGGGGCGATGCTTGCGGAGCAGGGGGTTAACAAACAGGCAAGAGCGGTAGAGTTGGAGTTGCGAGGCATAAACTCTGCTCTGTTCTGGTTAAAAGAAACAGCAGAGGGTAAAGCTTATGAGCAA